CAGAACGAAGTAAGTGATATCGAGGACAAAGGGAAACTCAGTCGGCGGATCAGCGAACACGTAATCTGTTACTGGCCGCCGCGTGTCAACGCTGCACGCTGCCAGCACAAGATCGCATATGGCACGGTCTGGAATAACACCGCCACGCAGCAAAGGATACAGATGCACTTCACCTGCTATCGCTGGCGCAGAATAGACCACACACTGGATAATGTCGGGATGCGCCGAGAGCGCCCAGAACTCGTAGGCGTCATGCGGCCCGCAAGTCGAGTAGCTTTCAATCGCCAACCAGATGCGGTAACGATATTGGTCGTCTGTCTCACGATCAGCGCCATTGGCAGTCGTAGTCGTGTTAGTGACAGTCATCGCGTATTGCTGGTTCCAGTTAATGATCGCATTCACTTGACCAACTAAGAACCCGTTGCCGATGATGCCTGGCGCAGTTGCTTCTGCGCTAACGTCAACAGATGCGCCACCCGCAGATATAAGGCCATCAGCCAAAGTCTGGAAGACAACCGAGTTAGGTCCAAGGCACAATGTTCCCTGTGGAACAACGGCATCGAAAGATAGCCTCGCACCCAGCGTGAACCGTAGCGTGGTAGTAGCAGGCGCAGGCTGCAACCGCAACGTCCTATTGCCATGCAACGCCGCGAGGTTGTCCAAGTAATCGTCCTGCGCATACTTCAGCAAATTGTTCTTGCCTGTGAAGTCGATGATCACTCGTTGCTGACTCAGCCAATGGCACACGACCAATAAGAACAAGCGCACCGGATCACCTGGTGCCAGTGTCTTGGCGATGTTAGTCAGCGTAACGAATGCCAGCTGATAATCGGCGATGACCTCCTGCTGTATGATAGCCGGATCCTTAACAGCGAAGTCAATGTCAGGCACGTATTGCAGCCCGTAGGCAGGTGCCGAGGGTGGTGGTGTTATTCCATTGGACATGTTAAGCAGGTTCCAGTTTGTAATGTTTCCCGTCAACGACTGCTGGCACATCCGGCCAGAGTTCGTAAAGGTAGATGCGGTTACTGTCACCGCTGTTATGCGTGATCTTCGGATTCACGATCTTGGCAAGGCAATAGGCCGCCTCGCCTGTCTTATCATCAGGACCAATCTCGCCAGTAACTGCTTTATGCACGAGATTAGTTATGATGTTAGTCAGTCGCGCCTGGCAGCCCATCACCACGCCTTCTGTCATGCTGCGAACCTGTGGCGGAATCACGATGTATTTGTCCACATCCGCGTTAAGGAACTTGCCGCCGTTGTAGTAGGCAGTCTGTGGCTGGTAACTCGGATCGCCATGCTTCGGGCCTGTCCCATCGTTGCAGATGTCCAAGTCGCTCAGGAACGCGATATGCGTTCCGTCCTTGCTGATGTAGATCGTTACTCCGTCAATCGTGATTAACTCATCAGCTGCAGTTTTGGGTTTCATTTGTGGTTCCCGTTGTTACGTGTTGCGAAGTAAGCGCCTAAGGCCGTGCAAAGTCCAGTGGCTACAGCAAGAAAGATTTCACCGCTTGTTGTGCTAATTGGTTGACCGCGCCATGCCGAGCCGATAATCATGACCACGCCCCACGCCACAAGGCCGGATGCAATGATAAGCGCGACTCGATCTCTTGGGCTCATTGGTTCCTTACTAACTCGACGCCGCCACCGAATGTTCTAACGTGCGGTGCTCCGACCGTCGTGTTCAATGTCCAACTGAAAGTCAGGGCAGAAGGCGCTGATACAGTATCCACTGCTATTGGTGTGCTGCCGGAGTCAGCCTGATCGCTGGTCATGACTCCAGTATCGTTATTGATATGATCGTCCAATTTCATCATGGCAACCGCCGAGCCAAAAGGACCGACTGTCCGCAGAGTAACATAAGCCTCCATTCGCCAGCTTCTGCTTACTGCTGCCACTGCGCCGTCCGTTCGGTGCCGCCCCACCGTATGCGCGGCGTGAATGTTGTGCTCATTGCTCCGGCATCCATGTTGCCCCATGCGAACAAGTGATAGGTGGCTCCCGCGACAGGCACTCCTGCTGCCACAGTGTAACTCACGTGCATCGTTTCAGATGAAATAGACTGATCGACAGTTGAAGTGACTGTAGCTAAGCCGCCACTCGTAGACGGCACCCATGACCGCGTTCCAGTGGTCGTAGATGAAAGCACCCAGTTGTTATTAGGTGGGTTTCCTAGCGGCGCTTCATAGTCAGCTCCAGCCACGCCAATGCCTATCTTTCCAGCGGTCGCTTTTACCACGCCTGTGCCGATGCTCGAAACAGTCAAGCCGGTTCCTGTGATGGTAACACCCGCGCCACTGCCGGATAAAACAAGTGTTTGCCCCGTGCCGCCCGCGCTTATGGTAAACGCGCCTGTTGTCTTATCGTAACTGGCAGTCCCGATGCCGCCTAGCACGCCGTTGTCGTTGAATTGAAGTGACTGATTAGGACCGCCGACCACTTGTGTTGGTGGCGTCGGTGTTGGTGTCGGCGTTCCAGCCGCGCCTAAGGATGCACCGCTCACGACCCAGTTCGTCCCGTTGTAATAACCGAGCACATGAAACGTGCCTCCGCCTGTTATCACTTCGCCCGCTTTGCCTACAGTGCTGTCAGTGAATGTTCGCAACGTTCCTTCAACCGCGCCGCCAACTGGCGGTGGAGCCAGCGCGTAAGTTTGAGGCCCAAGCGTGACCGCGTTGTTCACAGTCAGGCGCTTAGTGCCTTTGTCCCATGTGAAGTTAGCATCGCCACCGAACAAGTTACTGTCATTGAACATGACCTGCTTGTTAAGTCCTGCCGCGTTGCCGGACGGGAAACCGAGCTTCGTTGCCAGTGTTACGTCAACAGTAGAGCCAGTAGCAAACGCCCATATGCCAAGCAACGGCACACCGCTTTGGATAGTTAGCGAAGCCGGTGCTGCGTAGATGGTCTTTGTCTTAACTGTCTGGTCTGCCAAGCCAGTAGCTGCTAGGCACAATGCGATGAATATGATAAGTCGTTTCATGTTCCTGGTATTGCTGTGTAGGTGATCTGATCGATCCAATTTGCTCCGTCAAAGCATTGTAGCGTCACGCCGGTAGCGGTCGCAACCAAGCGTGCGTGCGTGCCGATATTAAGAGTGTTCACTGTCAACGGATCAGGCACCGAGCCGGCTGGTAGCTGGCTCATGCTCGCGCTCATACTCTCACCGCCTTGTTCGATCTCAATCAGGTCGGCTGGATTAACTACCAACACAGGCGTTAGGTCGTGTATCGCTGCGCCCACCAAGGAATCCGTGTCTCGCGCAGATACTCTAGGCGGTGCAGTTCTTGTGCTTGGTTTTGTAGCATTCATATTGTAGCTGCTCGTGGTGCTAGTCTTACTCTTCCATCTGTTGTTACTCTAGTTTGACCGCCAGTTGTTATCCGCATCCTGTCCGTTGAAGGCGGCGGTGGCGGCGGAATAACCAAAGGAATCGGTGGCAATGGCGGTGTCTTCGTAGGCGAAGGAAAAAAGTTATTCAAGTTGTAAGGCGTATCAGAACCATAGATGACGTTCCTGATGTTCATCTGTAGGTTGCATATCATGTGACCGCTTACCACATCGGCGCTGAACTGTATGTTCACAGCCTGCGAACGCGGCTCCCAAAAGAACAAGGCATCCAGAATAGCCACAGTAGCTTGCGAAGCCTCAGGGATCGGCCTGTCCACGATAGTCTGATCAAGGCCTAGCGAGCGTTCCAAGGCCGCACTGTAAAGCGGTGTGGCTAGAATTGTTTTCACGTTCTGAAAGATCTCCTTGAACGCTATCGCGCCGAAGTCAATCACATCGAATGACAGCATGTTAAGCGGAATGCCATCAGCGTCCGCGAACTTGATTCGCCAATTGCTGCCGAGATCACTCAGTTCGCCATAGCCAGCGAACGGTGGCGCAACCGGCGATGGCATCACAGGCGGCCGTGTTATTGGCGGCGGCAACGGCCCTGGTATCTCCGGCGGCATCATTGTGACAGCCATGTTATATCGCTCCTGATCCTACGAACCCGCCCAAGTCAGGCAGTCCGAACATCGACAATAGACCTTCACTGAAAGGTATGTATTCCTTGAACGTCACACCCAGTTCCACGGCAATCAGTCTCCCGCCTTGCAGCCAATGCTTATGATGCTCATGCAGCTCTGTTATCACGAACAAGGACAAGCCTGGCCCCATTGGCTTGCCGCCTATGATCAAAGGCGCTGAGATAGCGTTCTCGTGAAACAAGTGCCATAACGCCAAGAGCGGCAACGGATCGCCGCACCACGCGGCATTGAGATGCACCTTCATCTCGATCTCTACCAAGTCGTTGCCAGCCCATTCCAACAGCGGTTTTCGCAGGTGCGGCATGTGCGCCGTAAAACGGCCACGGTATTTGCGGTCGATCTCATGAAACGTCATGATCCGGCCTTGCAGCCTGCCGAAGATAACTGCTCCGTAAAGTCCTTCCACTGAGTGTGTTGAGCTTATGTTGTTTTCAACTTAAGCTGGTTCTCCAGTTGTGTTAATCGTTCTTCCAGCGCGATGATCCGATCCATCATTTGCTTGTTAAGACCGCTGGTGTGAAAGCCGTTCGCGTCCTGGTGCACGCCGCTCGTCACCATGTTACCAGTGTGCGTAATGTCGCCAAGGATAGTGACCGGACCTTCTAACGTGATCGTGCCTTTCAGATGAATGTTCTGCTGGTCGAGGAATACAGTGCCATTGGGCGCTTCGATGTTTACGTCGCTGTCCGAGTGCAACGTCATCTTCGCACCATTCGTGGTGTTAATAGCAATGTCGCCCTTGTGATTGATGGTCAGCTTCTTCTCGTTGTCCCACAGCACATCGCCTTTGAGCTTCCACGTTAACTCGCCCTTGCCTTCGTTGGCATCGAACTGCATCACGGAACCTTCGTCGTAGATACAGTAGTCCAGTTTCGGGTCACTCACTGGCGGTGGGTTGTTACTCGTGTAAAAGGAACCGACCACAGCGTAGTTGCTCGTGCCATTAGGCAGCTTCACCACCAGCACGTTTGTTCCTTCCCGCGGCATGGCGAAACTTTTCTTGGCCAGCGACGCAATCTGCATCACAGGAATCGGTTTGCTGATCAGCGATTTGTCGTTGTGATCCAGGCGATCAGGAAAGATCACACGCACGTTGGCTTGCTTGTCGTCGCATACCACCTGCGAGACCAGCCCGACAGCCACTGCCACCGAGAAGCGGTTGTCCCATGCCTTGGTAAAATCAGTGTCTGAGAGAATGTTCTTCATTTAGTAGCCTTTCAAACATCTGTGCGCGCTTAGCTCCGTCTTGTATTCAGGCCCCACACTGTGATGCGCCGAGTCGATAATGTATTTGCCATCGAACTGGCCGACGCCTTGTAACATAAACGTCTGACCGGCTGCCACCAGCGGATTGCCAATCGACAGTTCCGCCTTGATCTCCGTCCGATTTTTGTTCTTCTTCCGAGTCTTAGCCTTAGCCAAGGTATCGCTGCCTACGTCACCGCCTTGGCTCTCCAGTCCAGCAGGCGGCGGCGAGTAGTCCTTCAGTATAGGACCGCCATTGCCACTACCGCCACTGTTGTCATCGCTGTCAGGATCGTGGTTAGCACGATCATAGGTGTCATCCTGCTCCTCGCCAGCACCGCCACTTGCGCCTTGTGATTCCAAGCCTTCAGGCGGCGCAGTGTATTGGCCGCTCTTCACTTCACCGTCCTTAGGATCCACATGCGTCACCTTCGTGGACTTAGTGGAGTCGGCGATGTTAGTCGTGAAGTGGCCACCAGCCAGCCGAAACATAGTGCCCATGACTGCCGTGCCCATTGTGTTGCCGTAAAGTAATGTGAACTTGGGCGCTGCTTCTTCCAGCTTCTGTTCATCGAAGACCACGATCTTGTTACGGTGCACTCTGATTGCCAGCTTCGCGTCCTCGGCTCGCTTCTGCAAGAACGCCAGACAACTCTCTTCGTGTTGCTCCGTTCGCTCATAGCGCGGGTTGTTATCAGCAAGCCAATCGACACCGTCCATCTTGTTCTCGGTTGCGATCTGCTGAGCTATGTCTCGCAAGGATCCGTTCTCCCACGGACGGGTTTCGGCGCTTGCTTTCAATCGCACACCGACAGGAATCGAAGTGCCTTTCACTGTCACTGTCCGATCAGGCAACTTAAATTCGATTGTGTCAATCCAGAACCGGCCGCAGTCCAATTTCAATGCCGCCGAGATAGGCGAGAACCATCGTTCCACAATGATGCCAGCGTCTAGGAACGCGCCTTTGCTAGGCATCCATGAACTAACGAACTTGCCGTCACGGTCGGCTAACTCGAAAGAAAGATCATCCGCCTTCTGTCCGTCATTGTTGTCCACGTAAGTCATGTTGATCAGGTAAGGCGCCAACTGATTAAAGAAGTCAACGCCTCCGAGAGAGATCGACGGCCTAGCTGTCCGAACCTGTAAAATCACCTCAATGCCCTCCTCCAGACGCCCTCGCCCTGCGCGCACACGCCCCGCCACCGCGTTTTGAGGCCGCTTCCCGACTCCTGAGCCGTCCGGCAGCGCAGAATGCGTTTAATCGCGTTTCTCATTGCTTTGGTATCACCGTCGCGTTCTTCCACGGCACCAGCGAAATCTCTGTTGTTACCAAGTCCACAGACGGCACCGTAACAGCCACGCCTGCCGGAAACCGTGCAATCTCACGAAGATGGTAGTTGGCTTCCAGTAACCGATACATCAGGTGCTCGCTACCGCGCTGCATTCCGTAAACACGAAACGCAATCATGTCCCACCAGTCATCTTGTATCGACACATAGATGCGGTCGCCTGTCATGAGTAACCTCCTTCGTAGCTCAGTCTGCGTTCATGCCTTTGTGCTCGCTTAAACTCTTCCACGAAATCACGGGCAAGCGTTCTCAGGCTCTTATCCATAGCGCGTTGCTGTTCCTCAGTCGCGCCACCATTGATCGTAATGTTAGGCGTGAAATGAACCGTGTGACCTCCTGCTCCTTCCGATGCCTTGAGCCGTAGGTATTCCGGATCGGCCAGTAACCGACGCAACAGCCCTTGTTTCGCTGGATCCGTCGTGCCTCTAAGACCACCGATACTTTTCTCGAAGGTTTCAAGTTGCTGCTTGGCACTCAATGTAGGTGCGCCCAGCGTCTCTGGATTGATCATTTCGCCTATCACCGGTCCATATGCCTCGGCCATAGGCACTCTCAGTGCCTCAGCCAAAGGAATGTTTGTAATCAACTTGAGCAATCGCTTGGATAGCGGCAGAGCCATTTTGGATAACGGCACAACCGCTTCCGGCCCTTTCTCACCGATCTGCGCAATGGTAGGCTTGTTCACGATACCGCCTTCACCGAATGAACGCGCAGCGGTGCCAGCACGCTTGATCTGATTCCCGTAGCCCCAAATCTCGACCATGTTACTCGTCGGATGGCCAGGTGTGTAGAAACTTGAATCCGCAATGTGATAACGCTTGCCATCGAGCATAAGAAAGCTGCCTGGGCCTGGTGCACCCAAGATCGGATACAAGTTAGGCGAGATAGCAACGTCACCTGCACCTAGCCGGTTGTTATAGGCACCGACCACTTGGCCTGGCTCTGTCGGCCCACCATAAGAAGCGACAGTTACGCCCACGCCGCCACCGCCCAGACCCGCGTAACCTGCTCGATATGGCCCTGTCATAGTCGTCGGCATTCCCGCGCCTGCCGCTCCACCCATCAGTCCCTGCGTGGTCTCGTGCGCGACTGCACGACGCGCGAAATAGGCGCTCTCACTGGCAGTCTGACCAGCTTCATAGGCCGCGATTCCTTCCTCTGCCCCGCCCATCTGTGCTCCGTAAGCGCCAGCCGCCGCGCCTCGAGCGCGAACGCCTGCCGTGTGTCTGTAGATGAACTTCCCTAGCCAAAGCGGTGGCACCCAGTTAGTCGCCCAGTCCGCGAACTTCTTAGCCATGTCCCACGCCTTCTTGATGTTCTCCTCTAGCTCCTTCCACGACTTGTTCCATCCGTCGATGAACATCTGAAGCACAGCACTCAGACCACTCCACATTTGCGTCCATGTTTGCCCTGCCAGATACCAGTGTGTTGTGAAATGCTCAGGATCACTCACAGCGTGGCCTGCCATCAGTTCATGGAACTTGTTATACTCACTGGCCACCTTCGCTATGCCAGCGAGAGCGGCAGCCACTCCACTGATTGCGATAACTGTAGGCGCGGCACTTATAGCCAATGAGATCGCCTGAAACGCCACGAATGCGGCAGTCAACGCTATGATAAGCGGCACGACCGTGTCCGCGTTCTCAGCAAGGTAGTTCAGCACTCTCGCCAATGCGTCGAGTGCCTTCACCAGT